AAGATAAGATTTAGAATGGTCACTATTTTCACCAGATGAGGCACCTGGATTATCTGACGTATATGATGACCCATACAAATTTACACAAGATTTTACTGAGTTATATGAAAGATACGAAAAGGAGGGTAGGGCTAGAAAAGTTGTAAAGGCCAGAAAATTAATGGACGCTATTTTAACTGCTCAAATTGAAACAGGTGTTCCTTATATGTTATATAAGGATGCTGCTAATTATAAATCAAACCAAAAGAATTTAGGTACAATAAAATCATCTAATTTGTGTATAACAGGTGACCAAAGAGTGGTGACAACAAAGGGTTACTTAACAGCCAAAGAATTGTGTGAAATGGATGTGGAATTAGAACTTTTTAATGGTTCTGAAATTGTCAAATCATCCAAAATGATTAAACGAGGTGAAAATGAAGATGTTTATAAAATAACATTAGAAAATGGTATGGAACATAAAGTAACACCATATCATGGAATACCTGTAATTGACTCAAGAAATAATATAACACGTATTGAATGTAAGGATTTAAAAATAGGTGATAAAATAGCAGTACAAACTAATAAAGGATTGTTTGGTTCAAAAGAAATGGTAGATGAGGCCTTTTTATTGGGTTTATATCAATCAGATGGTACACAAAACAAATCATCAATTTTATTTGATTTATGGGAAAATGATTTTGATTTAGTTGAAGAGATTGAAAACAAAATTCAAAAATTATATTCAAAATACGAGTATAAACCTAGATATTCAACTAAAGGTGGTAAATTTATAGATTGTGTTGTTTCATTTTCTAAAGTAAAGAAAAAAAGATTATCTAGTGAATTTTTTAAAAAAGAATTACTCTTTGAAAAGGGATATGTACCCGAATGGATTTGGTCTTCAAATGAAGAAACGCAATGGTCTTATTTGCGGGGTTTATTATTTGCTGATGGAACAGCTAATAAAAATAAATCAAAAGGGGGGCCAACACAAATAAGTTATGCCGACATAAATATTGATTTTTTAAAAGAGCTTCAATTAATTTTTCAAAATTTAGGTCTTCAAACATCTATTAGATTGTTAAGAAATGGAGGTCAACGGTCATTACCAAATGGTAAAGGTGGATATTCACTATACAAAACAAAAGATTGTTATAGATTAATTGTTGGTAATAAAAATGACTCACAAAAAATAAATGAAAAAATAGGGTTTCTTGATAGAAAAAACATAATCATTGACAATCGTGAATTTCGGGATAATACGAAAAAGGGATATAAAGTAAAATCCATAGAATATGTGGGTAAAGAAGATGTTTATTGTCCAACAATTTATAATGATGAACATATTTTTATTTCACAAGGATTAAAAACATTTAATTGCACTGAAATTCTAGAATTTTCTTCTCCAGAAGAACAAGCGGTTTGTAATTTAGCATCAATTGCTTTACCAAAATACATAGTCAACAAAGAATTTAATCACGATTTACTATATGAATATGTGTATCAAGTTGTAAAAAACCTAAACAACGTTATTGATTTAAATTTTTATCCTACTGAGGAAACAAAACTTTCAAACATGAAACATAGACCAGTTGGTTTAGGTGTTCAAGGATTGGCAGATGTATTTTGTATGTTAAAATTACCTTTTGAAAGTGAGGATGCAGACAAATTACAAGTAGAAATATTTGAAACAATTTATTTCGCGGCTCTCACATCGTCTAAAGACTTGGCTATTGAAAATGGGGCATATTCTTCATTTGATGGTTCTCCATTATCTAAGGGTCAATTCCAATACGAGTTATGGGGTAAAACAGACAAGGACACAAGTGGAAGATGGGATTGGAAATCACTAAGAAAAGATGTTGTCAAATATGGTATAAGAAACTCTTTATTAGTTGCACCTATGCCAACAGCATCTACCGCTCAAATTTTAGGTAACAACGAAGCCTTTGAACCTTTTACTTCTAATCTCTATTCAAGAAGAACATTGGGTGGTGAATTTATTGTAATCAATAAACATTTGGTTAATGAATTGTTGGAAAGAGGTTTGTGGTCTGATGAAATAAAGAAAAAATTAATAATGGAAAACGGTTCGGTTCAAAACATACCTGAGATTCCTGTTGATGTAAAAGAAATTTATAAGACAGTTTGGGAAATGTCACAAAAAAGGATTCTAACAATGGCGGCAAATAGGTCAATTTATATCGACCAATCTCAGTCATTAAATTTATTTATTGATAATGCAAATAAAACAAAAGTTATGGCTGCTCATTTATACGGGTGGAAACTTGGTTTAAAAACCGGAATGTACTACCTTAGAACTAAGGCGGCTGTTGACCCAATTAAAGGGTTGGGTATTGATGTAACAACTTCTAAACCAAATGTTGAAAATCAAATAAGTAATGTTAAAGAATCAAACTTAACAAGTAATTATGTTGAGGAAATGGTTTTATCAATTAAACCAAATGATTCGCCATTTGAATGTGAAGGATGTGGTTCATAACAACAATTTTGGGTGACTCCCTTAGTAATCAAGGTTGACCTTGAACATCTAATCGTTTGGTCATACAGGGAGTGAAAACTAAACGATATACAATCCCATCGAATACTCGATGGGATTTTTTTATATTTATAATATATGAAAAAGATTATTTTTAACCACGAACACGTTGACCATTATGATGGACAAGATAACTACGAACTGGGTATTTACGAAGATGATGACGAAAACCCAATTGGATTTGAATCTGAAACTATTATAGGTTATGTTGCATACACGGTTTACAATAATGAAATAACAGTTAGTGATATTATAGTTAGACCGAATAGAAGAAGGGAAGGTTTTGGTTCAATGTTGATAAAAAAGATGAAAAGTTTACATCCCGATGCTGTTTATAAACCTTCATTAAAAACAGATTTAGGTTCAAAATTTATTCACAAAAATGTTGATATAATGGAAGAAAGGAATAAAATAAAAACACTAATGAACATATTAATGAAAATGTAAACTTAGATTTATTGTTTTACTATATTTATAAACATGGCGGGAACATATGGTATAGATTTTCCATTTAGACAAAGTCTTAAAGGTGATTTTTTAATAATGACAGAAACACCTGAAAGAGAAATTCGTGCAAATTTGATACACCTTTTGTTAACAAGAAAAGGTAGTAGATATTATTTACCTGATTTTGGCACTAGGTTATTTGAATTTATTTTTGAACCAAACGATGCGGTTACGTGGGGACAAATAGAAGATGAAATAAGAACATCGGTAAGAACATTCATTCCTAATTTAGAAATAAAATCCATAAGAGTAACTGCTGCAGACCAAGACGAAGAAGAACCCGATAGTCCACAAGAAGATGAAGACTCGAGATTATTTAGAGTTTCAGACTATTCAACTAAACCATACACGGCTAAAGTTAGGGTAGATTATGATATTAATAATGAACCATTTGTTTCTTCTGATTTTATAATTATAAACATTTAATATGAGTAAAAAAATATCATACGCTGTTAGAGATTTTGCCGGTCTAAGACAAGAATTAGTTAATTTAACTAGAGAATATTATCCCGATTTAATTAAAAATACAAACGACGCATCTATTTTTTCAGTACTGTTAGATTTGAATGCTGCGGTTGCCGACAATTTACATTTTCACATTGATAGGGTTTGGCAAGAAACAATTTTAGATTTTGCACAACAAAGACAATCTTTGTATCATATTGCTAAAACTTATGGATTAAAAATACCGGGAAATAGACCATCTGTTGCTTTGTGTGATTTTACAATACAAGTACCGGTAAGAGGAGACAAAGAAGATACAAGATATTTGGGTACAATCAAAACAGGTGCACAAGTTTCAGGTGGTGGTCAAGTTTTTGAAACGGTAGATGATATTGATTTTTCAAATCCATTTAATAGTAGAGGAGAACCAAACAGGTTAAAAATACCAAATTTTGATGGAAACAATAGACTAATATCGTATTCTATTGTAAAAAGAGAAGCTGTTATCAATGGTGTTACAAGAATATATAGACGAGTAATAACTGAATTAGACCAAAAACCATTTTTAAAAATATTTTTACCTGAACAAAACATTTTGGGTGTTTCTTCAATTATACACAAAGAAGGTACATCTTTTGCTAGTAACCCCACTGATTCAGAATTTTTATCTTCGACAAATAAGTGGTACGAAGTAAAAACTTTAATGCAAGATAAAGTTTTTATACCTGACCCAACATCATCATCAGATTCGGATAACTTTATTTCTGGTACATATCTATCGGTTTCAAATAAATTTATAACAGAATACACCCCCGAAAATTATTTCTCAATAACGTTTGGTTCGGGTAATGTAAATCCAATGGATAATTTGGATGATTATAATACGGGTAATTTAAAAGTTAATTTGGGAGTATATCTAAATAACACATCTTTAGGCGCTTTACCTAAATCGAATACGACTTTATTTGTAAAATATAGAATTGGGGGTGGTAGAGATAGTAATTTAGGAATTAATATTATTACAAGTACCGATGATATCGATTTTGTTATTAACGGACCAAATTCAAATATAAACACTCAAGTTCAAAATTCATTGACGGTAACAAACGTAACACCAGCAATTGGTGGTGCGGACCAACCGACAATTGAAGAAATTAGAAACATGATATCTTATAATTTTGCGGCACAAAACAGGGCGGTTACATTAAATGATTATAAATCAATGATTGAAACAATGCCAGCATTATATGGTGCACCTGCAAAAGTTAATGTAATGGAAGAAGATAATAAAATAAAAATCAAATTACTATCATATGATGAAAATGGTAATTTGATTGATACCGTTTCAACAACCTTAAAAAATAATATTATAAATTATTTGTCAGAATATAGAATGGTAAATGATTTTTTACAAATCGAAAGTGGAGAAGTTGTTGATTTTTCATTGGAGTTAGATATTGTAATAGATAAAAACGGTAATCAAACAGAAATAGTTAGAACGGTGATTCAAGATGTTGTTGAATATTTCTCAATAGATAAAAGAAAAATGGGTGACCCTCTTTTAGTTGGTGATTTATATAGAATGATTGGTGATGTTACGGGTGTAGTAAATGCTGTTGATGTTAGAGTTTTTAATAACATTGGTGGAGAATAT